CCGTCATCTCCGCCAGGTGATCAGCAACCCACACCACCTCCATCCGCGAGTTCAACCTCGTCGGACAGGTCTGATGATGACTCTAAGATTTGTCGGCATCATCTAGAGGGGGGTTGTGACCAAAGGCACCGGTGTCGGTTTGAACATCCTGGGGACATTCGCCCTCCGTGTCCCCAGCCATTGCACACCACGTATGACTTCATACCTTTGGGGGAGACGGAGTGGCCCGTGTTGGTGTACTCTGAGGCTATCCCCCCCGTGTCTGAGGATGAAGAACCATCAGGGTTGGGGACTCCAGATGGGTTGGTGTATTATCACAGTGGTCGGGACACCGCCGCTCGGATGAACTCATCCGAGTTTGGTCAACTGGTGGGACCTGAGGAGCTAGAGGAGGTGCCACACACTGGCCTAAACCCGGACCGCAGGCTAGCAAGGCTAGCTAGCGGTCGGGTGTTATGGGCAGTTCGTGAGGGTACTTTGCCCAATCGCGTGCGCGAGTCTAGGTATGGCACGTTGTGCTGCACCGTGATGCGTTTGGCACAGCGGTCGGGTCTTATTTTGGTCGCACCCAATTGATACCACGAGTGGTTGGGGTTGAGGCTGTGTTCCCCAGGCGAGTGCGCGTGTTTATGCACGCGCTGCAGGAGTTGATTCGACATTATGCTGCGGGGAAGTTCCAAGCGCGCGATGTCGAATCAGCCGCTGCTAGGTGTACACAGATTTGGGGTGCTTCTGGGGTTGATGGTGTTCAGCAATGGTTGCGCAACACCGTGGATTACTTCTATCACATGCAGTTACTCCGAACTGCTGGTGTTCGTGTGTTAGCTAATGGCCTCATAGCCCGCGATGAGGTTCAGAAGTACCACCAAGAAGTGGTCGAGTTGTATATAGCGTACGACTCACCCCCTGGGGACCCATGGGACGAACTGGGGCCTCTTGACCCTTTGGTCGTGCCTTACGAGTTGCGACCATCTGTGGTTTGTGAGCTGGGGCCAGGTACGACGTGGCCAGCCCAAGCAGCAGTGGGGGATATCCAGCTTCTCCGGGAGATTGGGGTTCCCGTCGAGCGCAACCAGGAACCGGATGCTCGCCGGCAATACCGCGCTAAAGCACCATTTTTGCCGGTGTTTTGTACCATTGGATCAAGCCGGCGGAATTTCGGTATTAGACGCTACGCGCAGTTCTTAGGCACGGGCAGGGCTTTCAGGAGACCATCCAACGATACGCTGGCCCTGTACTCCGCGTTGAAGCGGATGATAGGTATCCGCCTTGATCCCGAAACCGAGTTTGACCTAATGTCTGGCGAACGAAGTCTACACTTCGCTTGCCTGCAATCGGCTTCGTACGTGGAGGCAGGGAGCTGGGAGACCCGGGCATTCCGAGCTTTCAGATCACGCGACATGCTGGGTGTGTTGTTTGGTGAAAGTATGGGGTGGTACGGGTCGAGTTGGCGGGAGTTAGCCTGGCCAGATAGTGCTTTTCGCAGCCCTACAACTGCTGGTTTGCCGGATTACCGGCGAGCTGCAATTGAGGGGTTGGCCCAGGTGATCGAGGGGTTAGGTGGTATCCCCGCCGGTCTTTCGGTACCACCTGAGCCGGGCGTTGCGGCCCGTGTGGCAGCGGAGGTGCTTAAGGAACTGTGCACCGTTAGGGTGTCGCGCGCGTTAGCGCGAGCGCTCGTTGATCACTTCCAGACCACAACCCAGATAATGGGTGTTCGAGTCAAGATGCTCGGATATGGTGCGCTGGATTTTGCGTACTCGGTCTTTGGTACTTTGGATGCGACTGAAGCTGGTGTGGAGGCCCACCGTCTGCGGGTGGCTGATGTGCCCCACGCTAAGAAGAAGTTGTACCAACAGTACGTGAAGGGCATCCGTGTGCACACACGTGCCAATTCCAGAGTTGTGCCCACGGTGTCTTTGAAGGACGAGACCCTTAAGGCATCGAGCCCGGATAACCCGAAACCGTCCCGGTTGTTCGTCGGGTTCGAATCAGCGTCTACACTAGCCGCTGATTTACCCCATTTGTGCAAAGCTTTGTTGGACCGGGAGCACACGTTTTCGGTTGGGGTGGGTCCTTCAGCGATGACGCTAGTGGTCATCCCAGTTTTGAAGTCGGACCAAGAGCGTCTTCGTGACGTGTTTGAGGTGGTGCTAGCCTCCCGCAGTTATGTCAACCATCTGGTCGTCGTGAACTCCGGTGACGACGTCTTGTTAGGTGTCAACCTGCGAGGGGCGTGGTACATCACCAATTTGGACATAAGTTCGTGTGATACGTCAAATCGGCGTGTCCTGTTCACAGCGTGTCACGCTATGTTCAGGACGTTGGACGCTGAGCTGGCCACCGAGCTAGTTCAACAATGTCG